CGCTAATTTAAGTGACGCTGATTTACGTGGCGCTAATTTAAGTGGCGCTAATTTAAGTGGCGCTAATTTACGTGGCGCTGATTTAAGTGACGCTGATTTACGTGGCGCTAATTTAAGTGACGCTGATTTAAGTTACGCTGATTTACGTGGCGCTAATTTAAGTGGCGCTAATTTACGTGACGCTGATTTAAGTGGCGCTAATTTAAGTGGCGCTAATTTAAGTGGCGCTAATTTACGTGACGCTAATTTACGTGGCGCTGATTTAAGTGACGCTGATTTACGTGGCGCTAATTTAGACTATTCAAGCGGTATCCCTTTTTGGTGTGGTGGAACAAAGGTAAAAATAGATAGACGTATATCGCTACAATTACTATATCATTTTTACAACCAACAGCATGAAGATGAAGAAATAAAAGAAGCTATTAAACCACTTAAAAGGCTGGCGCAAGAATTTCACGAAAAACACCAGAAAGAAGCACCTAGAATTAAATAAGCGTGAGCATGAAGACCCAGGACAGGCGCAAAAGCGTGAGCGGCAGTTATATAGAGAAAAAACTTTATAGGGGGTGATGGTTATGAAGAAAACATATTTTTCTGCTGGTACTTTTAGGCATTATTTTGGTGGTGGTGGTGGAACGTTTAGGATGTTAAGCACTGTAGATATACGTTGCCCTGCTGGTAAAGTAATTGACTCAATACAAAAGTCTAAAGAGAATGAACTTTTTGCAGAAGTGCAAATAACGTCATTTAATATTGTGGATATAATTGCTGACACTGTTTAATGGGGCCGCATGAACTACACACAAGTGTGGATGGATAACCGAGCAGAAAGAGGAGTGTGATGAAAAATGAGCAAGAGGAATATCACGCACAATGTGCAATTTTCGATTGGGCAAACTTGGAAGTTAACCGCCTGCCCGATCTTGAATTTATGTTCTCAACGCTTAACGGTGTGCGGTTGACCATCGGACAGGCTACAAAGGCAAAACGTAGCGGTAATAAAAAGGGTGTGCCGGATATATGGCTACCTGCAAAGCGTGATAAATATAGCGGCCTTATTATTGAGCTGAAAAAAGTAAAAGGTGGTGTCGTGTCAAAGGAACAGAAACGGTGGATTGAATATTTACGCACTCAGGGATATTGTGCTTTAGTATGCAGGGGAAGTGAAGTGGCTATTGCCGAAATTAAATACTATTTGGCGGGGGTTGTGGAATGATTGAACTTGCTATACAAATGAAACGGGGTGGGCATGGAATATCTTAAGTATCTACAAGATAAGCGGCATTGTTCTGGCAACGATGGATTTGATTCGTTGTTTATACCAGACTATCTGTTTGACTTTCAAAAGCATACCGTTGAGTGGTCATTAAAAAAAGGGCGGTCTGCCGTGTTTGCTGATTGCGGGATGGGTAAAACTATAATGCAATTAGTATGGGCACAGAATGTAATTGAAAAAACAAACAAGCCCGTTTTAATTCTTGCACCGCTTGCCGTTTCATATCAAACACAAGAAGAAGCTACAAAGTTTAACCTTGATTCTGAAGTTTCAACACAACCAGAAAAAGCAAAAATATATATTACCAATTATGAAAAGTTGGATAAATTTAACCCGCATGATTTTGCAGGCATTGTGTGTGATGAAAGTTCAATATTGAAAAATTTTAACGGTTCAATAAAAAGCTCAATCAATCAGTTTGCAAGAAAGATAAAATATAGATTGCTTTGTACGGCAACAGCAGCACCAAACGATTATATTGAATTTGGAACGTCAAGCGAAGCGTTAGGGTATTTAGGATACATGGACATGCTGAACAGATTTTTTAAGAATCAGCAAAATAATTCTGCAATGCGTAGTTTTTATGGTGAAGCCCCTAAGTGGCGTTTCCGTGGGCATAGTGAGCGCCCGTTCTGGCAATGGCTTTGTTCCTGGTCGTTGGCATACCGCAAGCCCTCTGACTTAGGTTTTAATGATGGTGATTTTATTTTAAAACCACTAAGCGAAAACAAACATTTTATAGATAATACAAAACCGCTCGATAATATGCTTTTTTCTTTTGCGGCATCAACATTGCCAGAGCAACGGCAAGAATTGAGGCACACATTAAAAGAACGGTGCGAGCTTGCTGTTGACATTGTAAGAGGCAAAGAAGATCAATCAATAATATGGTGTCACTTAAATGAAGAGGCCGACTGGTTGCGTGTTAATTTAGGAAATGATTGTGTTGAAGTTAGCGGTAAGGATAAAGACGAAAAGAAAATTGAAAAGTTTTCGCAGTTCACGCATGGCAAAGCTAAGGTATTGATTACTAAGCCTAAAATTGGTGCATGGGGGTTGAACTTTCAAAATTGTAATCATATGGTTTATTTTCCATCACATTCATATGAACAATATTATCAGTCGGTTAGGCGCTGTTGGCGGTTTGGTCAAAAAAAAGAAGTAACGGTTGATATTATTACAACTCCAGGCGGCGAAAAAGTATTAGACAATCTTCAAAGAAAATCAGATCAAGCAGTAAAAATGTTTGATAATTTGGTTGCAGAAATGAATAATGAAAAGGCAATACTTGCCATTGATAAATTTAAAACTGAACAGGAGGTTCCGACATGGCTGTAATCAATCAAGAAATAAATGAAAAGTATGCGATTTATAATGGTGACTGCATAGAGGTTATGCAAGATATCCCGGATAGCAAAATACATTTATCCGTTTATAGTCCGCCGTTTGGTGGTCTGTATAATTATTCAAGTAGTGAGCGCGACCTTTCAAACTGCGTTGACTATGATTCTTTTTTTGAACACTATCGGTATGTTGTCAAACATATTGAACGTATTACAATTTCTGGCAGAATTTCTGCTGTGCATTGTACTGATGTTTCGTCTTCTAATTCTGGCAAGGATTATCTTACAGACTTCCCTGGCGACATTATAAGATTACATCAAGATTGCGGGTTTGATTATATCGGGCGGCACACAATATGGAAAGAGCCTTTATGGGTACGCAACCGGACAATGCAACACAACCTATCCCACATAACAATCGTTAAAGACGGTGTGTATGGTGGCGTTGCTTCAGCTGATTATATGCTAATTTTTCGTAAAAAAGGGGAAAGCGTTGAGCCTGTAAAACATCCAACAGGACTCAATTATTATGCAGGTCAATGCCCGGTTCCTAAAGACATTGAAAAGCATCGGAACCATGTTGGAGATCAAAAACTTAATCGTTATTCTCATTGGATATGGCGGCGGTATGCTTCAAGCGTTTGGGATGATATAAACATGGGTCATGTTTTGCCTTTTCAGGATTGCAAAGAAGAAGATGACGAAAAGCATGTACACCCATTGCAACTTGACGTTATTGACCGAGTTGTAACATTGCGTTCCAATGAAGGTGAAACAGTGTTTACTCCGTTTATGGGTGTTGGCAGTGAAGTATACAGCCCCGTATGCTTGGGACGCAAGGGTATAGGCGTTGAGCTTAAAGAATCATATTACAGACAAGCTGTACAAAACATGAAAATTGCAGCAGGGAGTATAAATCCAACCAAGGAAAACATGCTTTTTAATAGTGATGAGTTGTAATAAAATGGAATATTTTTCAGTACCCAAACCGCAGAAATACAAGAACAAATCAGATAATAGCTAAGCAGGAGCGCAGGGAGAGAAGAAACGTAATGAATAATCAACTTGACAAAACCAATTGAAAAGACTATGGGTGAGGGTATATAGACCTCTTGAAAATGTTGCTACATAAAAAAGGAACTGTGCATGAGAGTTGAAAATGGGTAAGAAGAAAGCTCGTAAAAAACAATTAACACCTAAAGACAAGATTTTTGTTTTAGAATATCTGGTTGACCTTGACCCGCATCGTGCTGCTATTGACGCAGGGTATAGAGAGTCAGTGGCACGGACTAAGGCATATCAGTGGGTTAGTAATAGTGAGTTAAAGCCGCAAGTCTATGAAGCTATCCAAAAAGCAATGGATAAACGGGCTGACAGGATTGAAATATCATCCGATAAGGTACTACAGGAAATTGCCAAGCTCGCATTTAATGACCCCCGCAAATTGTTTGATGATGATGGTAGGATTAAACCCATATCGGAATTGGATGAAAACACGGCGGCATGTATATGCGGCATAGAAATGTTTCATAAAGTTGTTGGTGATGACAAGGACGGTATGGCGGTTTTAACTAAAATCAAAATATCAGACAAGGGGCAGAACCTTGAACGGCTTGGCAAGCATTTAAAGTTGTTTACTGAGAAAGTTGATTTATCAAGCTCAGACGGGAGCATGTCACCAAACAAGCCCCTATCTAACGATGAACTAATTGTGGAGCTGAAAAAAAGAAATATGCCAGAGTCTTATTTTGAAGGCTAACATTATATCAAAAATAAAGCCCGCCCCCACAATAGAGATGCTTGACCTGATTGAAGCCAGGATGAGCCACGAGGCTAACGAGAATTTCTACAAGTTTAGGCAGTTCATGGCTTCAGCATTCAAGAAGAAGGGTCTTAAGCTCGGATGGTTTCAGCGCGAAGTCTGCTATGCGTTAATGCAGTTTTTTAATGACTTCAAGGCAGGCAAGCGCCCAATACTTCTAATCGAAACGCCCCCACAGCACGGCAAGTCACACATGGTGGTCGATTTTATCGCGTGGGTATTAGGCCATGACCCTTCCTTACAAGTAATTTACACCTCTATATCTGAGCGTTTAGGTATACGTGCAAACCTGAGATTACAGCGGATATTCGACTCAAATAAATATCAAAACTGTTTCAGAGATTCACGTATAGGGACGAACAACGTAGTTACAATTTCAAATCAACAACTAAGAAACCGTGAAATGTTAGAGATGATAGGGCATGATGGTTCGTTCAGGAATACTACTATCAACGGTCAGATAGTCGGCGAGGGTCTTGATATTGGAGTAATTGACGACCCACTAAAAGGCAGAGAACAGGCAAACAGTAAAACAATCCGAGACAAAACATGGGACTGGTTAACAGATGATTTTTTCACACGGTTTTCTGAATATGCGGGATTTATCGGTATAGCGACTTCATGGCACATCGACGGCCCCCTTGAACGTCTTGCAAAGAAGAATCCCGACATAAAGATTTTGAAATATCCTGCAATAGTTGAGAGCCTGCCATACTCACGCACGCACGCTGATATGGAGAACAGGAAAGAAGGGGATGCCCTTTTTCCTAAACTTAAAAGCAAGGAGTTTTTGTTAGAGCGCCAAAAGTTAATGGCTTTACTATCATGGCAGAGCCTATATCAACAGAACCCACAACCATTAGGCGGCAACCTGATAGACGGCAGTTTGTTCACACGGTATAAGGTTGCCCCGATTATCAAGTACCGGATAATATACGGCGATACGGCCTTAAAAACAGCAGAGGCAAACGACTACAGCGTACTTGAAGAGTGGGGAAAAGGGGAAGATGGTAAAATATACCTGCTGAATTTAAGAAGAGGTAAATGGACAGCCCCGGTGCTTGAGAAAACCCTTGAAGATTTTTGGTCAGAATGTGCGGCACGTGATTTAAATCTGTTCGGCACACTTCGCAAGGTAAAGATTGAGGACAAAGCAAGTGGGACTGGACTAATTCAGGGCATAAAGAAAAAGAATAAAATTCCCATTGAAGGCATCCCCAGAAGTGTTGACAAATACACAAGATGGTGCGATGTTTCAGGATATCAAGAAAGCGGTTATGTTTGCTTGCCAGATAATGCGCCGTGGGTCAGTGGCTTTATTGCAGAAAACGAAGAATTCACAGCAGACGACTCCCACCGATACGATGACCAGATTGACCCGATGATGGATGCCATAAAGGAAATGCTTGCAGGGAACACCCTTGATATTTGGGAAAACTTGGCATAGAATAAGGACATAAAATTATAAACGGCAAAATTCTGGAGGGATGAGCCATATGGAAAATCAAACAGATGAAATTAAAGAACTTAAAAAGAAACTACGGGAAAGAGCAAAACAGGCAACGCGATTTAGAAAAACAATAAGAGATCAAACTAGTCAATTAGTGTCAGTGATTACAGATAGAAATGCAGCGGTAGAAAGCGCGGAAATATGGAGAGAGTATGCTTATTCAGAAGCACTACAATATCAAAAACGGATTAGAAATTTAAAACTAAACATATATGAACAATTTGGATGTTTATCGTTTTTCACATTAAAACATTAAACAGGAGTACACAATGTCAAATAAGAAAAATAGAAAGCGCGCGCCGAAACCAGCAGCCGACAGCAAAGCCCCAGCCCTTGACGGTTTTACTTCATATGCAGCCAAGCTGGGAGCGCAGCCGAACAGCGGGAACCTGCTGAGTCAAGCAAGTTACCAGACAGCTAAACGATTCAGCAAGGCAGAGCTTGACGCAGCATATCGTGGTAGTTGGATAGTCGGCGCGATTATTGACATGATTGCAGAGGACATGACCCGTGAGGGCATTGAGATAAACGGACTTGAACCCGATGAAATAAGCCTGATTAAAACCGCACAGACTCGCATGAAAATAGCGAAGTCATTGAACGACGGTATAAGGTGGGGAAGGCTTTATGGCGGCGCTGTTGGTGTGCTTCAGGTTTCAGGGGCAAAATTAGGGACACCGCTTGACATTAACCGGATCGCACAGGGCGGTTTCAAAGGTGTGGCAATCTATGACCGTTATCAGATTGACCCGATACCAAATAAGATAATCAAAGAAGGTCCCGAGATCGGAATGCCTGAATTTTATCGCATGACAACAGGGCATAATGTAAATGAGGAAATACATCACAGCCGTGTCCTTCGATTTATAGGCGTTGAGCTGCCCTGGGAAGCAATGGAAGCAGAGCAGTTTTGGGGCGCGTCTGTAATAGAACGGATATACGACCGACTGATTGCATACGATACGGCGACATTTGCAACAGCAAACTTACTTACAAAAGCCCATTTAAGAACCATAATGTTAGACGGCTTACGTGAAATTATGGCTGCTGGTGGCGTAGCAGAAGAGAACCTTTTTAAATGGGTAGGGTGGCTTTCCTACATGCAGAACTCCGAAGGCATCACGCTCCTTGATAAGAACGATGACTCCAAAAGCGAGAGCTATACTTTTGCCGGCCTTGAAGGTGTGCTGGGAAAATTCGAGCAGCAGTTATGCGGCGCTGCTGGCATATCTGGCACAAGACTATTCGGGATGCCGCCTGTTGGTTTCAACTCAACGGGCGAAAGCGATACCCGTAACTACTATGATACGGTTAAAAGCGCACAGGAATCACGCCTACGCGACCCGCAGCACACAATACTTGCATGTACCTATCAGTCAGAATATGGCAAGCCCTTGCCCGATACCGTCACGTTTTCATTCGTTCCACTGTGGCAGCTTTCAGCGGTTGAAAAAGCCGACATTGCACAGAAAAATGAAACGACTGTTCAAGGCGCAGCAGACAGCGGGATCATTGATCAAGCGACAGCCCTCAAAGAGTTGAAAGCAAGTAGCGAAACGACCGGCACATTTTCAAACATCACGCAGGAACATATTGATGAGGCAGAAGAAGAACCGCCCGAAGCAGTAGAACTTGAACCGGGTGCAGAGGTTCAACCATCAGAGCAGGGAGAACTTGAAGCCGAGCCTGCTGATGCTGTTTCGCTTAATGGCGCACAGGTAACGTCAATGGTTGCAATAGCCGGACAAATTGCAAGTGGTGAGCTGTCACGCGAGAGCGGACTTGAAATTCTCACGGTTGCTTTCCCCATAAGCCTAGCACAGGCACAAAAGATTATCGGGCCTGTTACTGTGGAAGCCAAAGCAGCGGAAGAGAATACCGTTGATATTTAAAGAGGCATAAAATGGCAAGAAAAACCATACGAAAGCGGAAACGCCGGGACCCCTGGGCTAATCCTATCGGCATTGAGCGAGAATATGAGATGGCCCTTGCCAAAGTAGGCCGAACCATTGGCGACCTTATCACTATGGGTATGCCTGAGACAGACGGCACGATAACGGCTGACTCAGTGGGCGGATTACGCCCTACAAAGGACGCACCGGACAGCTGGGAAGCATGGAGCCTTCGGATTAATTCGAGCCTTACAGCTTATCAGGAAGCGTTAACACCGTGGGCTGAGCGAATAAGCAGTCGCATGATTGGCAGGATTGACAACGATGCCCGCCGTGCTTTTGAAATGAACGCTAAAGGAATCAGCAAAGGGATCCGCGGAACATTGGCGCAATCGGCAGCAGGCGCGAAAACCCTTGAACTTCAACAGGCACAAGTCGCGCTTATTAAAAGCCTACCAATGAAGGCGGCAGAACGGGCGCAGAAATTAAGCCGCGAGATCGCAACCGGAGGCCGCAGATTTTCTGAGATCGAAGCAGACATAAAGGCAAGCGGTAAAATAACGGAAGGCCGCGCCCGATTGATTGCCCGCACCGAAACAGCAAAGGCAAACGCGACATTAACTCAGGCCAGAGCGCAAGCCGTTGGAAGCGCTGGTTATTATTGGCGGTCTGCTGAAGATGGGGTGGTCAGAGAATCACATCAGGAAATGGCGGAGCGTAGCGACAAAGGCGAAATTTTCTCATGGGACACGCCGCCCACATTATCAGATGGCGAACAGCACCACCCCGGAGAGTTTCCGAATTGCCGATGTTATGCAGAGCCGGTATTACCGCCGATAAACGAAGTATAAACTCGGAGCATATAATCACAGGGGGGGATACATAGCATGAAATCATCATATTCTAAGTTTCGAGCGTGGGACGTTGTTAGGCAAGAATATATATCCAAAACAGAAATGGTTTTATTAATGGCTGATGGAACTCCTGTTTGGCTTGCCGAAAATACTGTTGAGCCGTTTGAAAACGATATAATTGTAGAACACTTAACTGAATTACACGACATAAAAGGTAGAGAGATTTATGCGGGTGATATGATTGATTTAAGTAGAGATGAATTCCCTGACGATACCCCAAATCCGATGGAAGTTGTTTTTATTGACGGTGCTTTCAGGCGTAAATATAGCAGTTGGCGAGAAGGTCTACCATACCCGATATTATGCCAAAGAGAAATACAGGTCATGCACTTTGAAGTTATCGGGGACATTCACCACAGGGATACCGTATGACTCAAAAAATCCGATATATTGAAAAGCGGCCAGACGTGAAAGCCGAAGTGTTAAAAGCATTCGACAGCTTGGATATTATCAGGCCCGGCGACACCGGACAGATCATTGTCCACATGAACTGCGGCGGGATTACTAAAATTACCAAACAGACTGAGATTAAATAAATATAAAAAAGACTTGACAGCATATCCGTAATATGCTTAATAAGAAAACAAATAGCAGTACCGGCTAGAATTTAACCGCGACACGCGGAACTAAATACTCCGGCAAGGAACCCACCACAATGGGATGACTTGCCGGTTTTTTTTGGTCAAAAAATGGCACGACAATATTACACAACTGCAAGACTATCTGAAAATCAGGAAAAAACGCCTGAAGGGTATCTGGTTTGCGCCAATGTGCCGATTGCCAGAACCGGAGCGCTGATTTATACCGCCGCAGAACTCGACGACGCTATAGACGCTCCTGCTGGTAGGGTTGTGGTTTCAAGAACCCCCGATGTCCTGTTTGCAGCCCAGACAATAGCGAGTTTTGAAGGTAAGCCCGTAACATTAATGCACCCTGAAGAAATGCTGACCCCTGAGAACTGCAAGGAATATCAGGTCGGCACAATTCAGAACGTTCGGGCAGGCGACGGGCAAGATCAATTAATTGCAGACCTTTTAATCACAGACGCGGAGGCCATATTTGCAATTGAGCAAGGCTTGCGTGAAGTATCACTCGGTTATGATGCCGAATATGTAGAGGACGGCCCCGGCATAGGACATCAGAGCGCAATGATAGGCAATCATTGTGCTTTAGTCCCAGCAGGTCGTTGTGGGCCAGAATGTGCCATTCAAGATAAACAATCAATCAAGGAGAAAGAGATCATGACACCATTGGAGAAACTTAAAGAAAAGATCAAGGGTATTTTTGCATCCTTTGACAGCGCAATTGATGAACTGAGTTTGGAGGCCGATGCGGAAGAGGAAAAAAAGGTTGATGATACTAAACCAGATGCCAAAGAAGAAGAAAAACCGGCGGAGGATGTAGCAGACAAAGAAGAAGAAAAGGAACCTGCATTTGATGCCAAGTCAGCCATTGACGGCATTATGCAGAAAATCGCAGACATCGAAACCGCCGTGGCTAAATTGCAACCGCCTGAGAAGAAACCGGATGATGAAACCACCGACGCACAGCCCGACGCGCAGACCCTAGCCCGCGCTGAAATTCTCGCTCCCGGTATTCAGGCAACCGCAGACATTCAGCCCGCCGCCCTGAAAGTCGCATACGGAACCAAAGACGGCAAGGTGATTATTGACCGCCTGAGTGGTGGCGAAGCACCTGCATTTGACAGTGCTGCCCTTTTCATCGGAGCCGCTGAATTGATGACAGAGGTCCGCAAGGCTGAATTTGCCGACACGAAAACGAAAACAGGTACCAAAGATACAAAAATTCTTGACCAACACGCCCACTTTGCAGCGCGGGCAAAAGAAGTATATAAGCTCCCGAAATTTAACTAAAAAACAACACCACAACGCAAGGAGTACAGAACTATGAGCAACCAAGTAATCACAAACAGTATGCCCATCGGTCGCGCCGGTGCGATAACCAGAAGCGGAAACGTTGCAATTGAATCTTTTTTACAGTCAAGCACGCTGCCCCTGTTGGGCTATGGTCTGCCCTTTGCAATCGACACAAGCGTTATTACCGGAATCGTGGACACGCATAGCGCTTCGGACGTTGCTGGTTTTTTGTGCCGTCCATACCCGCAGCTTGCCGCAAGCAATGAAGACATCGGAACCGCAACCCCTCCCGTTTATCCTGCTATTTTGAGCGGTCTTAAATCGGGCTATATTGCCGTTGCGTTGCAGCACGGTACGTCAGCCAAAGGTGGCAAGGTTTTTGTCCGCTTGGCAGCAACCTCAAGCACCCGTATTCAAGGTGGAATAGAAGCAGCCGCAGCCGCAGCCGTAACCGACCCGGCTATTGACGGAACAGGAACCGGCACAATCGCTTGTACTATTGACGATGCCGCAGTCATTGTTCCCGGAACCTATGTTGTAACCGTGCTGACAACTTCAGGCACCGCAGCAGTTTCCGTTATTGACCCCAACGGCAACCGCCTAAACGACGGTAAGATCGGTACCGCATATACCGCTCAAGGTCTGACATTTACCATTACCGATGGTGGAACGATGACCGCAGCGGACACGTTTTCTCCGGTCGTTTCATTGACAACCGAAGCAATTCCCGGCGCGAAGTTCACAGGCATAACCGCCGCTGGCGCCGTTGCTGAAATCGCATATAACGTATAATCGAAATCAAAAAAACGACTCTATACAGGAGAATTACAACATGAGCAAACAACGGATTATAAGTTTTAAAGATAACGCCACGGTTATGGATCGGGCAACACTCGACAGCACCGGCGTATTTTTTTCCACCGAGCTTGAGCGACTTGACCCGGTATTGCATGAGCCAATGAGCGACTTTACTTTTGGTCGTGATATTGACATCACCGCACTGGACGTAGGCGATGAGACAACCGCATTCGACCGTATTGCATATACTGCAATGGGTGGCCAGAACCCCGCCGGCAAGTCTTTTGTTTCCGGTCTGTCAACTGAGATCGGAAGCGTTGGCCTTGACAGTGAACGTGTTGCAGCAAAGACATTTTTGTGGGCTGAGTCAATCCGCAAGACTGTTGTTGAGCTTGCACAAGCGCAGAAAAATGGCCGCCCGCTTGACGTTTACATGATGAACTCTTTGAACACGAAATTGAACGTTGACAAACAGAACATGGTTTATACAGGCGACACGGATGCAGGCGTTAAAGGTCTTTGCAATTCATCTCTTGTAACCGAAGCTCAGGTGGCATTAAATGCCGCTGCTGGTTCAAGGTTGTGGACTGCTAAGAGCGACGACGAAATACTGATCGACATAAATGACATGCTTGCAGCAGCACACGTTGCTACCGGTTACACCATTTGTCCCTCGCGTCTTGGTCTGCCCCCGCTGAAGTTGAATTATCTGGCAACGCGGAAAATCGCAAACGCCACGATGAGCCTCGGTAAGTACCTGGCTGACAATTCGGTGTGTAATATTTACAACGGCAAGCCGCTTGAAATCGTCGGTATGCGCGAGCTTTCAGGAATCGCCACCGGCCCGACTGATCGCATGGTTGCCTACAGCAAACGCGCCGACGTTGTGCGTCTGCCAATGAGCGCTCTGCTTTCAACGGCTGTACAGAACATTCTGCTCCACCAAGTAGTAGTTTATTACTGCCGGTTCGGCACTGTTGAATTTGTGAAGCCTGAAGCTGTCCGGTACGCATACGGATTCTAACGATCACCCCAGCGGGACTCGCACCGCATGGCCTAGTCAGCGCCCTCCCTGATTAGGTCATGCGCCCGCACCCCCCCACCAACAAAACGGACGGCAGGAGAGGAACTATGAAGATTACATTTAAAGCAACGTGGGAATTTTTACAGCATACCGGCAAACCGCAGGTATTCCGAGTAGGCACATGCGAAAACGCCCCGGCTGAGCTGCTTAATGACCCTGCATTTAACACTATTGTAGAACATGGTGGAATCATTATCCACGACACCGTTGAGAAAGTAGAGCAGGCCGAAAAGACAGCGCAAAGGTCTGCTAGTTTTTCCAAAGCCGCAGAGGATAAGTGGAAAGCAGAGCAGGAAACCGCCGCCAAAGATCGTGAAACAGCAGACGTAGAGCGCAAGGCAAAGGCCGAAGCAGAAAAAGCCGCCGAAGCTGAAAAGCAATCAAGCGCCATTACAGAAAAACGGGCCGAAAAAGCAAACCAGAAAAAAGCCAGAAAAGAAGAGAAGGCAGCCGCTAAGGCAGTCAAAAAGGATAAGAAATAATGGATAACGCGTCTTTTCGCATAGCCTTTTCCGAATTCGCCTCCACAACAATCTACACAGACACGCAGGTTACCCAAGCGGGAACCCTAGCGGAACAGCTGGTAGACGACGAGCGATGGGGGGACATGCGAACTGACGCTGTTCATTTACAGGCCGCCCATATTCTGACTATTCGCAAAGCAGAGATTGCAGGTGGTGGGGCAGGCGGTGGCGGCCCAGTATCAAGTGAAGCTGTCGGCAGCGTTTCAGTTTCTTATGACATAAGCGCAATCGCAGCAGCCGGGCAAATGGCAGAAACCAGTTATGGTCGCCGGTATTTACAGCTTGCTCGTTTGATTTGCGCAGGTGGGTCTTTCGTATGAGCCAAAATAAAGGCTACAGAGTAACGATGGACAGAACTAGCCAAGTGGTTACTGACATTAATGTCCTGACAAAATCGGCGCTTATGATTGGCATACCGATGGATGAAAACGCCCGCGACGACGGCCCCATAGGAAACGCCGCAATTGGATACATGAACGAACATGGAAGCGCAGCGGCAAATATACCGCCCCGGCCTTTTTTAGTACCCGGGGTTAAGGCGGTAAACCAAAAAACGTCTGCTGAGCTTGCAGCAGGAATAAGCAAGGGCCTTGACAATCCCGTAGCTATGGACAAGCACCTTGAACGGGCGGGCATGACCGCCGTTGCTTCAGTAAAAAAGCATTTAAAAGCACTTGGAAATTACAGCCCCGACAGCCCGACAGTAAAAGCAAGGCGGTCAAAAGGATTTAACGGAACAGGTGTATTGAGAGTAACAGGTCAGTTAATGAACAGCATTACATACGTAGCGAAGCGCGGAAAGTAAAATGGCAACGATTGACGTATCCAGAGTGTTGAGAAACCCACGCTTTCAAAGCGCTATAACACTTATAACCAGAACGGCTGATGTAAGTGCAGCGGGCCGTGGAAGCCTTACAGAGAGTGAGACAGACATTCAAGCCGTTGTTCAACCAGCAAGCCCGCAGGATATACAAAAACTGCCAGAAGGCGCGAGACAGAGTGAAGCCATAACAGTTTGGGCGGCATTACAACTGCTTGCAATGCGAAGCGGTGGTTATTCAGACGTTGTTATATGGAACAGTCAACGGTATGAAGTAAAGTCCGCCGAACCGTGGATGAATTATGGATCCGGCTACACAAAAGCAATAGCAACAAAGCAGGGAATTGGCAATGGCTGATAACACAAGCGCAACGGGCGGGTATCTTGCCCCGATAAACACCGAAGCCCAGGACACCGCCTTTGAGGACTTTTTTCACGGGGTACTTTCTGGGATTTCAGGTATTACCGGAGTATTAACGCGCCCGGCATGGCAGCAGAACCCGCCGCCCGTCCCGGAGCCTGACATTGATTGGCTTGCATTTTCAATTACAACCGATGAAGCCGCCGCAGGTAGTGCATATTTTGTACCGGACACCATTACAGAGGGAGAAGTAGAAAGCGAAGTAGTAAACGCATGGCGGGATGAAACAATCACGTTGAAAGTATCAGCATACGGGCCAAACGCGCAGGCAACCGCAAAGAGAGTAAGGGAAGGTCTACAAATAGGACAGAACCGGGAAACGTTGAGAGCTTCAGGCGTGTCATTTTTAACAGCAAGCGATATAAGACACGTCCCGGAATTGGTAAATGAAAGATGGCACAACCGCGCAGACATTGACCTTGAATTTAACCGCCAAACAAGGCGTACATATAGAATTTTATCGTTGATAAAAGCCGCAGGAACAATAAATGGCAATGAATTTGAAACAGAAACCCCATGAATAAGGGAGAGTAGAAAATGGCTATAGAGCTAAACACATCACGACTTGTAAATGTTGACGTTATCGTGAGTCCGGTCGCAGCAGCGCGGCGCGGATTCGGTACTTTGCTCATAGGTGGCGATTCAGGAGTACTTGACCATTACGAGCGATTCCGGGCATACACTACCATTACCGGAGTATTGGTTGATTACAGCGTTACCGATCCTGAATACTTGGCAGCCGCATTGTATTTTGGACAAAGCCCGAAACCTGATGATCTTATGATTTGCGGGATATACCCGACAGCGCAGGCAGGGTTTTTGAAATGCGGCGCGGTTGCAACCGCAGATCAGGCCGCACTATTGGCCGCCTTAAACCTTGTAACGGCAGGTGCGTTTAAAATTACAATAGACGCATCAGCAGCCGCCATAATTTCAACGCTTGATTTTTCAGCGGCAACCACATTGAGCGGATGCGCGGCAGTTATTGACACCGGCCTAACCGGGGCGACTTGCTCATGGGACGGTACTCGGTTTATTTTTACATCAGCAACGACCGGCATAGATTCAGCCATTGCAGCCCTTGACGTAGCAGGGGCCGGGACCGAGATTAGCACCACAATCAAGGGAACCACGGCAACCATACTATATGCGGTTGCTGGTATTGTAGCAGAGACACCCGTTGAGAGCATCACTGAAATGGCAGACCGCAACGGGTCATGGTATGGCCTTATGTTCGGCGTAACAACCCCGTTGACCGATGAGGAAAATCTTGCAATGGCGTTATATATCGAAGCCCTGACCCCTGCCCGCGTTTTTGGAATAACTGAAACGGATACAAACGCCTTGAGTGCATTGTATACGTCTGACATTGCATATCAGATGGAAGCCCTTGCATACCGTCGCACCATAACATCATACAGTGCCAATGCCAACGCCATATCATCGGCATTTGGTCGTGCTTTCAGCGTGAATTTCAACGCAAACAGAAGCACCATTACGCTGATGTATAAGCAGGAGCCCGGCATAACCGTTGAGAACCTTACAGAAACTCAGGCGCTCGCACTTGCAGGCAAACAGTGTAACGTATTCGCAGCATATGGCAATGACACGGCGATTTTTCAGACCGGGCAAATGGCAAGCGGCGCATACTTTGACGAAGTTCACGGTCTTGATTGGTTTGCGGATGCCCTGCAGAACGCGCTCTATAACCTGCTTTATACCAGCACTACAAAGATACCGCAGACTGAAGCAGGCGCTAATCAGCTTGCAACAGAGGCAGCGAGTGTGTGTGAAGAGGCTATAAACAATGGTTTGATTGCTCCCGGGACGTGGAACGCTGATGGCTTTGGACAGCTTGAACGTGGCGACTACCTGCCCGACGGTTATTACATTTATATGCAGCCGATGAATGAACAGGCGCAGGCATTGCGCGAAGCACGCGAAGCCCCTGTTATGCAAATTGCCGTTAAGTTGGCAGGCGCGATACACACAATAGACGTTCAAGTAAACGTAAACAGATAACAGGAGATTAAAACCATGAGCGGAGCATATAGCTTTTTAGACGTAACAGCAACTATCTCAGGGCCGGGCGGCAGTGTTAATCTCGCCGCCGATGCCGGTATTTCGGATGAGGGGATACTGATTGAGGCTATTGACGATAAAAACACAATGACCATCGGCGCAGGTGGTGCAGGTATGCACAATCTGTCAGCCAGCAAAGCGGCAACGGTTAAAGTTGTCCTGCTGAAAACCAGCCCGACCAATTCAAAGCTACAAAAAATGTTTGAATACCAGACCGGCTCAAGTTCTACCCATGGACGTAACACGGTCACAGTCCGGGATTCTGCACGTGGCGACTTGCACAAATGCGAAGGCGTGGCTTTCAAGAAACAACCATCTGTTGGATATGCCAAAGAAGGCGCAACGCTTGAATGGATGTTTGACTGCATAAAATGGACGCCGTTGCTTGGAGTTGGAACGCCAGCAATTTAAACCGATAACGCAATACGGGAGGGACACCGCAAATGGAATTTAAAATAAAAGGAACCACCTACACGGCAGGCAAGCTCAACGCGGTTGCACAGTTTCATATTGTGCGCCGCATTCTGCCTGTTTTCTCCGGCCTTGCAGACATCCAGGGCGACATCAAATCAGCCAAAACATCAGAGGACAGAGAAGCCGCAGTATTTGAAAAGATACTCCCGCCTGTTTTTGATGCGTTTTCTAAAATGACAGATGACGAATTTGAAACGGTTTTATATGGACTGCTTGCCGCGATCAAGAAAAAGGAACCCGGCGACTGCGGATATTCGCCCGTAACAAACGGGAAGAGCCTTATGTACGATGACCTTACAATGCCCGACTTGGTGCAAATGGCAGCCAAGGCATTTCAAGCGAACCTATCTGATTTTTTTCAAGGCCTGCCGTCGGATTTGAACGAAGCCCTGTCAAAACAAAGCGGCCCGCAGAATGGGTAGGGTTTCACGATGGCAGGGAATGGTTGTACCGGCCCGCGACTAGGCAAATGTGCAAGTATGAAAGCATAATCAACGGAACACTAAGCCTTTTTGACATTGCAGAAATGAACGAAGCGTTAGACATTCAGGACGAAAACGAAACCAGATTTTATAAGGCAAATGAATAATGGCAGGTAACGTTATAAAGCAATTCTTTGTTGGTCTTGGCTATGATGTAGACACGGCAGGGCAAAAGGGATTTACAGACGGTATCGGTAAAGCCGGATTAGCGGTTGCCGGTTTGGGCGCCGCCACTTTTGCCGCCGCCGGTGCTATTACTGCATTCGTTACAAGCGTAGCAAAAGAGCTTGACGTTATATCAGATTTGAGTAAGCGCACCGAGGTTGCAGCTTCAGTGATTGAAGAAATGGGGTATATCGCAAGCCTTACAGATTCAAGCGTGGGCGCGGTCAATGCAACGATTGATATGTTATCGCGAACCATTGGTGAAGCAGCGGCAGGACTTGGCCGTGGTATGACAACATTCAAAGCACTTGGCATGGAGGCGAAACATTCAAACGGCGACTTGAAAACCACCGCCGAGGTCATGGAAGAAGTTAAAGAAAAGATCAAGGATTTAGGCCGGGGCGAACAGCTTGCAGTATTGCAGAAACTTGGCATTGACCCGACCATGATTTACATGATGACAAACAACGTTTCCGATTTGAGTGCAGAATTTAAAGCGCTTTATGCCGGGGTTGGGTATGACTCAGAAAAAGCCGCACAAACGTCCAGTGATTTTATGGATGTTCAATTTAAACTGAAAAAAGTATTCGACGTTTTAAAGAAAAGCCTTGCCGTTGAATTTATGCCACAGTTAATGCGATCAATGGAAGCAATCCGCAAAACAATGCTTGAGAACATGCCCCGGATTATTGCGGTATTGAAACCAATTATGGGCGGTGTTTTAAAATTAGCAGGCATTTTATTTAGGCTTGGCAAAAGAGCAGCAGACGTTCTATCAGACATAATAGAGTGGCTTGACAAGGCAAGCGGGGCAACAAATATTTGGATAGTCGCAATCGGTGGAGTAATGGCTGCATGGAAGTTATTAAACCTTTCATTTTTACTAAGCCCGATAGGGGCGATACTTGCGCTTAGTGCAGCGTTACTGCTTTTATACGATGATTATATGACGTTTAAAGAGGGCGGAGAAAGCCTAATTGACTGGGGGAATTGGACGCAAGAAATCGACGTGGCAATAGAAGCATTAAAACTTTGGTGGTCGGCGTTAGATACTTTTTACAGCGCCATACTTAATTTTTTTATTGCGTTCCATGCAGCCCTTGGCGGTGAAACCGGCATAGCCGTTGAAACTTTAAGTGAGATGTTTGATAAAATAAAAGTTTTTCTTGATAGACTACTTGGCTTTTTCGGAATCACGTTTGATGGAATAGGTGAAATAGTTACAAACACGGTGGGGAAAATCATCGGTTTATTTGAAAAATTAATGTCGTTCAAGGGAATAAAAGGATTGCTTGATAGCATTTTCGGAGAGGGTGGCAGTGGTTCGCGTGTAATTAGGGCAAACAAAATGCCCGACATACCAGCGGCAGCAGGAGCGAACAACAGCGGCGCGACGGTCAACCAGAATATCACAAACCAGATTCAAACAAGCGACCCTGAAGCAGCAGGCAGGGCAGTAGAAAGAGAAAGCAAGCGCGGTATATCTGACTTAGCGCGGAACACTCAAGCGGTGGCAATGTAATGTCAGAACTTTTTAAAACAGATTTAGCGTCTTTTATACCAGAGCGATTAATCGGCGAATTTCAAGCGACCGTTACCATTGAGGAAGCCGCCGACGATGAACTGGAAATCACAAGTCACCCTGTACAGCAGGGCGCAAATATAACGGATCATTCATACAAGAAAGCCGCAGGTATTCGAGTAGCTGCGGTTTATTCAGATACCCCCGACGCACTACGGGAAAAATATACTGCTTTGCTTAAAATGCAAAGCGACCGCATACCAATTAAAGCAATAACCGGCAAGCGCACATATAACAACATGCTGGTTAAAAGGGTCGGACAGGTCACAGACGGCAACGCAGAAAACACCTTGCAGTTAACCTTTGAGTTAATCGAAGTGTTTATAACTGCACTGGAGGTAACAACCTTACCGCCCCGCGCACAGCAGGCCCAGCCAGAGAAAACAGGAGCAACAGAGCAGGTAGGCAAAAAACAGGCGGGAGCAGTAGACGGGCAAGAAGCAGAAAAAGCAAAAGCTGAAAAAGATAGATCTGCCCTAGATGTCTTTGTGGGCGGATTTTTTGGTTAGGGATAAATTATGGCAGATCAAGTTTATAAAATTCCAGTAACGAACATACCCCAACGTTTTGAAATAACGCTTTCGGGGACAGATTACATATTTGAAAACCGATACATGAGCGGGCTGAGCATGTGGGTATTTTCATTGATTGACGCAACCACGCTTGAAACGCTTATTTTAAATATGCCGATGGTATCAGGTGCGAACTTGCTCCGGCAGTTTGCTTATTTACTTATACCCGGTAGCTTAATTACTTTCACTATAGATGAACCGAACACCCCGCCCGCCCTTGCAACTTTAGGAGACGGCGCGTTCCTGTATTACATAATTGAGGCTGAATAAGTGGACACAATAGCAGGCTTACAATATATTAGGAAATTTAATCTGCTACTTGCAGGCGAAACCGGCGAAGGCTTGGACTTATCCGGGTTACACGTCAAATTTACTATAAGCAAATCAGACCAACAAACGCCAAACACCGCAGAAATAACCATATACAACATGGCACAGGCCACAATCGAAAAGGCCAAAAAGGAATATACCAGAGTAGTTATTCAAGCAGGCTATGAGAGCAATTTTGGCGTGATTTTTGACGGTACAGTCAAGCAATATCATGCAGGCCGGGAGAACGGCACCGATACATACTTGCAAATTTCAGCCGGAGACGGTGACGTGGCTTATCTTTATGCAGTCGTAAATGGCACATTGAGCGCAGGCGCTACACAAAAGGATCAAATGCAGCTTGCAGGCGTTTCAATGCAGCAACAGGGCGAAGTAGCCGAGGGATTCATCACAGAGGATGCCGTGGGCGCTGTCCTGCCCCGTGGGAAGACTTTCTACGGCCCAGCACGTGATTACCTTAGACAAAGCGCACGTTCAACAGAGGCAACGTGGAGCATTCAGGACGGTAAATTTCAGGTTTTAAAGATGGGCGAGCTTTTACCCGGCCAAGCAGTCGTTTTAAATTCAAAAACCGGGCTTATCGGAACCCCAGAGCAGACCAAAGACGGGATAAAAGGTAGATGCTTATTAAATCCTATGCTTAAAATAGGGATAAAGCTCAAGATTGACGAAACAAGCGTTCAGGCTGCCAAACTCCCGAACACTGGCAAAGACGACCCGGTTAATAAAATGCCAAGCATAGCAGCAGACGGCGCATACCGTATTTTAAAAAATGATTTTACAGGCGATACCGGCGGTAATGATTGGTATTGCGATTTTATATGTATTGACGTTGACGAAACAGCACCGGCAGGGAAACAGGTGAAGGCATGACAACATCAAGAACAGAGCGCACTGGCGACTTAGAAGAAACCATGCGCGGTATGTCAGACGGTCAGCAAGCGCAAATGTGGACAGCACTTCCGGGCATCATTACCGCTGTTGATTTAACAGCTCAGACCGTAACCGTTCAGCCTGCTATAAATGGCATTATTACAACGCCAGAAGGGGAAACAGAATCAACCACAATGCCGCTATTGGTAGATGTTCCGATTTGCTGGCCACGGGCGGGCGGGTTTGCTTTGACTTTCCCGGTTGCCGTAGATGACGAATGCCTTGTAGTTTTTTCAAGCCGTTGCATTGATGGATGGTGGCAATCAGGTGGCAATCAGGATCAGGCCGAACAGCGTATGCACGACCTGTCAGATGGTTTCGCAATTTTAGCACCGACAAGTCAGCCGAAAAAACTTGAGAATGTAAGCAGCGCAAACGCACAGCTACGAGATGAAGTCGGGACTACATTTTTGGAAATCACCCCAGACGGCAAAATAAATGTAGACGCAAAAACGGAAATGAATTTCACATCGCCGTCAATTATATTTGATTCAGCATGGGTTGAATTTAAAGGCGGGGCGGTTGCCTTTACTTCTAACGCAGTATTTAAGGCCGCCGCCTATATTTATGGCTCTTGGATTAACTTAATTACTCACAGACATACAGAAACCGGCGGGACAACATTAGTACCGAAGGCATAAAGATAATGCGATACCGAAAACAAGACGCAAACGGCGACTATTCATACGGGCATGGCTTGGTTGATTTTTATATTGATATCCCCGAAGCTGTTGGCCAGGCGGTACTGACCCGGCTTAGACTTTGGGTGGCTGAGTGGTTTTTGGACACGGCGGAAGGTACGCCATACGAGCAATCAGCACTTGGCACAAATAAAATGAACACAATTGAACCAGCGTTAAGAGATAGAATACTCGAAACAACCGGCGTGACCGGAATAGAAACAGGATCGTTTCAACTTTTATGGGATGCGGAAAATCGGCACATTGAAGTTAGTGCAACGATTGACACTGAATACGGGCAAACAGAAATAAGCGGAGTTTTATAATGGCAATTTCAGACCTTTATTATTTAGACGCGGAAGGCTTACACGCCCCGGAATATCAAGTTATTTTAGACTTTTTTCTTGACCAATACCGCTCTATTTACGGTGAAGATAGTTACCTTGAAACCGACTCAAAGGACTATGAATTAGCAGCCGTGTACGCGCTGGCATTATACGATACCATGCAAACCAATGTACAGATATATAACGGATTTAGCCCGCAGACAGGCGAAGGCGATAGCTTGACACGTAACGTAGCAATCAACGGGCTGCAAAGGGCTATACCAACATACTCATCGGTTGATTTAACCATAGTCGGAACAATCGGAACGACAATCGCGGCAGGATATGCGAAAGATGCGCAGGAACAAAAATGGATGCTCCCTGAAAACACTGTTATCGGTTCAACAGGTTCTGAAACCGTGACAGCAACAGCGGATGAAATCGGCGCAGTAGATGCAGCCATAGGAACGATAACCATAATAGGAACACCAACACGCGGATGGTCTTCTGTAACAAACGCAGCGGCAGCGGTGGCAGGCGAAGCGGTTGAAACAGACGCAGGGTTGAGAATACGGCAAACAATATCAACCATGTTTTCAAGTCAATCAATTTTTGAGGGATTAGTTGCGGCAGTCGCCGCTGTTACAGGCGTAACAAGATATATCGGATATGAAAACGACACCGCCGCAACAGTCGCTAGTATAAGCGCTTACAGTATAGCAGTAGTGGTCGAAGGCGGGGACGTTGACGAAATAGCTGAAGCAATATTTAACAAAAAATCAATCGGTTGCGGAACAGACGGCGACGTTAATATCACGGTTCAAGATTCTGAAGGTTATGAAACTGTAATTAATTTCTACAGGCCAACTGAAAAAGCAATTGATGTTACTGTTACTCTATCCGCGTTAACTGGATGGTTGACAACAACAGAAGATGTCATCGCCGCAGCGGTAAAGGCAGCGATTGACGCGCTTGTAATTGGCGAGGATGTACTTTATACGAAACTATTTACCCCGGCAAATTTAGGCGGCACTGCGCTCGGAGAAACATTTAACTTAACGTCAATAAAAATAATTTTAACCGGTGGAACACCAGCTGAAACCGACATATCAATTGACTTTGACGAACTGGCAACCCTAGCCCTTGCAGATATAACCATTACCGCGAGTTAAAATATGACCGTATCGGCTGAAGATTACACAAAGTTAATAGCACAGCAACACAAAAGCAATCCTAAATTCATGGAAACCCTGCGGGGATTTTGTGAGTCTGCGGCGCATGTGAACAACGTAACCACGGCGCTAATTTCCGCCTTTGATATTGACAACGCGGTAGGCGACCAGCTTGACATTTTAGCGGAATGGATTGGATTAGGGCGCGGGATACCCGTACCGATTGAAGGATTTTATTTTGAACTCGGAGATGCGGTAAACCCAACAATTACAGGTCTTGGATATGGTCAATGGAAACAGGAATATGACACGACAACAAAAATGGAATTTATGAATGATGAAATGTTCCGAAATGTTTTAAAATCAAAAATCCTAGCGAACCACTGGACAGGAAACCACAACGGCGCATACGAGATAGCCCGCGCCGCACTTGGCTTATCCGTTGGGATTAAGATTACAGATCAACCAGCTGGGACACCCGCAAGTGCAGCGGCGACAGTAGGAAATGATATAAATATAACAGACACCACAACGCCTGAAAAACAATACCCAAACACGCTCGGGAATAGCCTTGCAATTTCAGCAAACCCAGCCGTCGGAGTACCATATTATTCAACAACATTAGATAACGATTTAGCATACAGGGTTTCTACAGCGACAGAGAAGCGATATTATTATGCAGCGACATACGGAAAGAAAATATGCTATTACAGATATTCTCCGGGCGGATTTGACCACGACAAATTATATAATGGTTATTCTTTGTTTCGATCATCAGATTATGGGGATACGGTAGTATGGCTTGACGGAAGCGAGACATATTCACCTGAAAACACATTTATAAGTAATACATCATTTCCAACCTATTCCTTTATGGACGTTACAACGGTAATCGGATCAGAACCAGCAAATCATACAGAAAAAGAAGGCGGACAATGGGCACTGTTGGATCGAGGGCAGCATGTCGGCAGTACGGGGGGAGATAAATATTTCACAACCGAGGACGCTTATTTTGGCGGAACATCGCCAAACGCCCTTAATAAAACATTGATTTTGCTTGACGTGACAGGTACGGAAGTTTGCCGGGTTTCTATGTTAAGGGCAAGAGACAGCCTATCAGTTCAAGGAACAGTTTTAAGCGGAACCCTGCCGTCTTCCCCTATCACTGGCGGCAAATGGGCTTTTTCAACCGATACGCTAACAACACCTTCAGCCGGTGCATATTTTTTAGAACCGGCAAGCGCATATTTTGAACTTGCAAACGTAGGCGACACCATCAACATAATGAATGCCGCAGGCGTATCGCAAGCGACTTTTGAAATAGAGGATTTTGTGAGTAGTACAAAAGTAGCGGCAACCTTGATAAGCGGAAGTGTTCCATCATCCCCGGTTACGGCTGGCCTTTGGGACTGGGACACTGTGACAGCGCAAGAAATCGGCATATATACAATCACTGCTGACGCGAGTTATTTTGGTAGCGTAACGCCGGGCATTGACCAAGTAACGCTATTTGATTTAGAGTCAGATCCAACGGCAATATTTGATATATACAAAGGCGTTTCGGCAACTGTGATTGAAGTCGACCTGGCAAGCGGAACGATGCCAACATTACCAATTGAAATCACCGGCGGCGCATGGAAAAAGACAGGCGACACAATAACATACGTCCCAACTCGCGTGCCACAAATGCGAGTTACAATAACCGGAGCAACTGAATTGCAAGAAGCATTATTCGATCAAGAAATTATACCGCTGAAACCATCAGGCGTAACAATATCGTATGTTTTTATTTAATAGGAGAAAAAAATGGCAGCTAATAATATTTTAAGAGTAGGCGAATCGGCAACGGTTATCTTAACAGATGCCGCTTATCTGGCACATGCACAACGGACGGCTGGATATTCAGCAGGAACAGCCCTACAAGAATTATTTAATAAAGTAGCGAAGCAATCAGGATTAATGAGTAGCGGACTTGCTCAGTTTATCGCAGACTTCCAAGCTGAGGATATCGACGATACCCTGACCCCGGCAGAGGTAGCAAGCTATCTGAGAACTGCCATATTATCACAGATAGATAGCGTCAATAGCGCAACAACAGATCTTGAAGGCATAGTCGAGCTAGCGACATCAGCTGAAGCACAGGCTCTAACAAACGCTTTGCTTGCGCTAACTCCGTCAACTTTAAACGCCGCATTTATGGGGACAAATCAATTGCTTGCGACAAACGGATACCAAAAATATCCGGGCGGTAAAATTGAACAGTGGGGCAAGGCTTTATTGCCAAGCGGGACCGGAGACAATTATCAAAGTATAACATTTCCTATTCCTTTTCCAACTGAATGCTTTCAGGTTCAGCCCACGGTTGAGGGAAACATTCAACGCTTTGATGATACGGTAAGTTCTGCAAGTTTGACAACAACCGGATGCCGTATTTATTCAATTAGAACAACAAGCGGTTTATCGGTTGCATGGAAAGCAATTGGACATTAAAAACAATAATAGAACAGGAGAACAGGACAATGAAAAACACACTTTATTTGCTACTTATTTTTGTTATTTCTTTAATTGCGATACAAGATACAATCGCGGCAACCATTGACGAAGCACCCGCTACAGTGATTGTGAACAAAACTAATACTGCCTTGAAGCCCACCTATTCAGGCGACACAATAGCGGCAGGCGTTACGCAGGTAATCCGATTGACCGGCCTGCCTGATTATTTTGTGAATATCAGCGCATGGAGTATTTCATGTAGTAGTACAGACTATGATGCATGGATAAGTGAAACAGAAAATGCAGCCATTACCGATGCCGGGACATCATTAGCCAAAGATGGAATTAACCTGGGCTACAGCCGGAACTTGTCGTCACCTGAATATTTCAGAAACGGCGACACGACCGAAATCAAAGCCCTTTATTTAACGATTAAAAATGACGACTCAATTGCAACTGGTGCTTGGACGCTGAAACTTACATACCCAGACATCTCAAATTAAAAGGGGAAAACATGAGAAAAATATTATTTATTATTTGCTTTTCGCTTGTGTTCGCACCGATTGCAATCGCAGGATATGAAAAACCCGTACCCGAAGGACAGG